GGTTCCTGCCCAGGCGAGTCCAGAGAAGATTGAGGTTAAGAAGGCACAGGAAGTAATCTTCCAGCCTAACCCTGGTCCTCAGACCGACTTCCTGTCCGCTCCTGAGCAAGAAGTACTGTACGGTGGTGCTGCTGGTGGTGGCAAGTCTTATGCCATGCTTGCAGACCCCGTACGGTACTTCAGTAATCCCAAGGCAAGGATGCTCCTTGTCCGTAGAACTACGGAAGAGTTGAGAGAACTTGTTGCGGTTTCTAAAGAGTTGTACCCCCGTGCCATCCCAGGGATCAAGTTCCTTGAACGGGACAAGACTTGGGTAGCCCCGTCTGGTGCAACACTCTGGCTGTCCTACCTTGATCGGGAGGATGACGTTAGCCGTTACCAGGGTCAGGCGTACACCTGGATTGGTTTTGACGAGTTGACGCAGTGGCCCTCGCCCTATGCCTGGGACTACATGCGTACCCGTCTTCGTACGAGTAAAGATTCTGGCCTTAAGCTGTACCAGAGAGCCACCACCAACCCTGGTGGTCCTGGGCATCAGTGGGTGAAGAAGGCTTTCGTTGATGCCGCACCCCCTGGTCAACCCTTCTGGGCTAAGGATCTCGATACAGGTAATGTTATCACCTGGCCCAAGGGGCACAGTCTTGAGGGTCAGCCTTTACTTAAACGCCGTTTTATCCCTGCTACGCTCCACGATAACCCCTACCTAGCCGAAGACGGCATGTATGAGGCAAATCTGCTGTCTATGCCAGAGCATTTGCGTAAGCAGCTACTGGAGGGCAACTGGGACATTAACCAGGGTGCAGCATTCCCCGAGTTCAGTCGTAGGCTTCATGTTATTGAACCCTTCGACATTCCGAATAGCTGGACAAAGTTTAGGGCTGCGGACTACGGTTATGGTTCCTACTCAGGTGTTATCTGGTTTGCTGTGTCTCCGTCTGAGCAGTTGATTGTCTACAGAGAGTTGTATGTGTCTCGTGTGATTGCAACCGATCTTGCTGACATGGTCCTTGAACAGGAGGAGGGTGAGAAGATTCGGTATGGTGTGCTCGACTCCTCCCTCTGGCACAATCGTGGTGACACTGGCCCTAGCCTTGCAGAGCAGATGATCCTCAGGGGTTGTCGGTGGAGACCTGCAGACAGGTCCAGAGGTTCCAGGGTTTCAGGCAAGAATGAGATCCACAGAAGACTGCAGGTGGATGAGTTTACTGAAGAACCTAGACTGGTAATCTTTAATACTTGTACAAACCTAATTTCTCAACTCCCGTCTATCCCTCTCGACAAGAACAATCCAGAGGATGTGGACACCAAGTCAGAGGATCACCTGTACGATGCTCTACGTTATGGTGTTATGACGAGGCCAAGAAGTTCTCTGTTTGATTTTGATCCCAATACCCAAAGATCTGGCTTTCAAGCCGCAGACCCTGTCATGGGCTACTAAGTAAGGACGTATCATGGACGAAGAAGAAATCATCGACTCCGCAAACTCAACCTTCATCGAGGATGTGGCAGAGGATGCCTTCAATGATCCCAAGGCTGGAACTGTTATTGCCTACGTAAAAGACCGTTTCAATCGGGCAGAGGATGCTCGGTATGTGGACGAACAGCGTTGGATCAGAGCCTACAGAAACTACCGTGGCATCTATGGCCCTGATGTCCAGTTCACTTCGACCGAGAAGTCTAAGATCTTTGTTAAGGTTACCAAGACCAAGACTCTGGCTGCGTATGGTCAGATCGTTGACGTTCTGTTTGGTGCCAATCGTTTCCCCATCACGATTGATCCTACCACCCTCCCTGAGGGTATCTCTGAGGCTGTCCACTTCGAGACTAATCCTCAGATGGATGCAATGCAACAGCAACCTCAGCAGGACATGTCCCTTCTTCCTGGTGAAACCTATCCTGAGTTTCTAGAGCGTCTTGGTGGGTCTCGTCAGAAGCTTGCTCCTGTAGAGGACAAACTCAAAGAGGGTGAAGGTACAACCCCAACTGCAGTTACCCTTCACCCTGCAATGCTGTCTGCAAAGAAGATGGAGAAGAAGATCCACGACCAGTTGGAAGAGTCCAACGCAAAGAAGCAACTGCGTGTTGCAGCCTTTGAGTGTGCTCTGTTTGGCACTGGTGTGATGAAGGGTCCATTTGCCATCGACAAGGAATATCCCAACTGGGATGAGGATGGCACATACAACCCCACCTTCAAGACTGTTCCCCAGACTTCCTCTGTGTCTGTGTGGAACTTCTATCCAGATCCCGATGCAGCCAACATGGAAGAGGCAGAGTATGTGATCGAGCGTCACAAGATGTCTCGCAGCCAACTCCGTGCCCTCAAGCGTCGTCCCTTCTTCCGCCACAATGCCATTGATAAGGCTCTCGCTGCTGGCGAGGACTACATCAAAGAGTGGTGGGAGCAGGAGATGGAGGACGAGTCCAACGAGTCTCGCTCTGAGCGTTTCGAGGTTCTAGAGTTCTGGGGTTATGTAGACACTGATCTTCTTGAAGAGTATGACGTTGAGATCCCCCGTGAGATGAGAGACCTGGATCAGGTCAGCGTCAACATCTGGGTTTGTCAGGGTCAGGTTCTTCGTCTGGTGATGAACCCATTCACCCCTGCCTACCTCCCTTATTATGCAGTTCCCTACGAAGTTAATCCCTACAGCCTGTTTGGCGTAGGTATTGCTGAGAACATGGACGACACCCAGACTCTGATGAATGGCTTCATGCGCATGGCAGTGGACAATGCTGCACTGTCTGGCAACCTGATCATCGAGATTGACGAAACCAACCTCGTTCCTGGTCAGGACTTGTCTGTGTATCCTGGCAAAGTCTTCCGTCGTCAGGGTGGTGCCCCAGGTCAGGCAATCTTCGGCACGAAGTTTCCCAACGTCTCGAATGAAAACATGCAACTCTTCGACAAGGCTCGGGTTCTTGCTGACGAATCGACTGGCTTCCCGTCGTTTGCCCACGGCCAGACTGGCGTTGCTGGTGTAGGCCGTACTGCCTCGGGCATCTCGATGCTGATGTCTGCTGCCAATGGTTCTATCCGCACTGTGGTCAAGAACATTGACGACTATCTTCTTGCCCCTCTCGGCAAAGCCTTCTTCAACTTCAATATGCAGTTTGACTTTGACCCTGAGATCAAGGGCGATCTTGAAGTCAAGGCACAGGGCACTGAATCCCTGATGGCTAACGAAGTTCGTAGCCAACGCCTGATGCAGTTCCTTGGTGTGGTCAGCAACCCGATGCTTGCACCCTTCGCCCGTATGGATTACATCGTGCGTGAGATTGCCAAGTCGATGGACCTCGATCCTGACAAGGTTGCAAACTCGATGGCTGATGCTGCTATCCAGGCTGAGATCCTCAAGCAGTTCCAGGCAGAGAACCCTCAACCAGAGCAGCAGCCCCAGGAGGGCGCTCCAGCGGGGGTACAGGTTCAGGATACCCAGGGTAGCGGCGGTGGTAACATCGGCACTGGCACGGCTCCTACGCCTGGTGAAGAGGGTTTCTCGGGTAATACTGGCGGGATGATGCCGCAATGAGCCTGAAGCTTCTTGTCAACAACCCAGACATCTGGAAGTCCCTGGTGTCTGAACTTGAGGAACGTATCGAGCTTACTCACAAAAACCTTGAGCAGATGAGTTCGGTAGAAGAACTGTATCGTCTGCAGGGTGAGGCTCTAGCTTACAGAAAGCTGCTCAGATTGAGAGACAAAGTCAATGCAGGATGATAACCTAGCCCCAACAGAATCTATGGTCCCGCTGCAGAGACCTTCTCAAGAAGATGTTTCTCAGAGACGGTCTGAGCGAGAAGAACAACGCAGGCTCTCCGAAGACTTTGGTAATATGGAGTTTGAGGCAGACCTTTACTCTAAAGGTTTTCTTGACCCCTTGTCTAGGTTGGGACTTGATGCTGAGGCTGCTAAGACTGTGCCTGGAAATTTTAACGTGGCGGGTCTCCAAGCTAGAGAAGTCGGAGGGTCTAGTACTGTACAAAGTATGCAGGCAAACAGAGAATCTCTGGGTTACACAAGTCCTATTGAAAGGGGCGATGTTCTGACAGTGGGGGACTTTTCAGGGTCCAACACCGTTTGGACACACGAGTTCAGACACAGAGGTTTAGAAAAACTCCTTCAAGGTTTTGACAACGACCCTAACAGTTTTATCGAGCAGTATCTACCTGGTGCCGACGAGGATACAAAGCTGGTTGCAGAACTTGTCTTTAATGGTAGGGAAGAAGAACTTCTTGTAGACTACATGGACAGAAGAAGCCCAGAAGAGTTGGGTTTTGATACGGGAGTTCTCTCTGACGATTCTGAATCCCTGAATGAGCGTTATGTACAACCCCTGTCTAGGGTAGAAGAAGCTATTATGCAGGCGGCACAGGACCGTTTGATTGAAGAGGGTTCACCCCCTCCAGCTACCATGAGAGAAAAACCAGAAACAGGTTGGCTCTCTGGGCTGTTTCAAAACATTTTCGGAAGAAATAAATTTGCCGAAGGAGGAGTAGTAAGCATGGAAGAACAGATGAGCCTGTTTGATATGGGCGGTCTCACAGATGATGGGGCAATGCGTGACCCTGTGAGTGGCAATGAAGTGCCCCCTGGCTCGATGGCTTCCGAGGTTCGTGATGACGTTCCTGCCATGCTGTCTGAGGGAGAATACATCGTCCCTGCCGATGTGGTTCGATATTATGGGGTTAAGTTCTTTGAAGATCTCCGTGGTCAGGCTAAGTCAGGCCTGATGGACATGGAACGTAATGGCCGTATTGGTGGTGAACCTGTCCCTGGTCCTGGGATGGAGGAAGAACTCTCCCCCGAAGAAATGCAGATGCTGGCGGAACTAACTGGCATGTATGCTGGTGGGGATGTTCGTCGTCCTGAAAGACAAAGTATTTCTGTAGACGAAGTGCTTGCAGGAAACATGAGTGTCTATGATGCTATCAACAGCCCTGTCCGTGTCTTTACCCCTGAAGGTATGGAAGCAACAACCCCTGAAATGAAGCGGGAGTTGTTTAGAAACATGGGTCTTATCCAGACTGCAGAGGAATCTGGTGATCAAACTACTAGAGCCTTTCAAGAGGGTGGTGTTGTAACCCAACAGGACTTTATGAATCAGGCCCAACAGGCTGAAGGTTTCCGTCTCCCTTCGAGTGTTTTTGCACCCTCTGCTCCTACCACTCAACCAACAGCACCATTCACTCCTGTAACTCTGTACGGCCCCACAGGCGATACTATGTTGGCTACAAGTCAGGAGCAGTACAACTCTCTTATCGCACAGGGTTACACCACTCAGCCCAGAGTCACCCAACCTGCTGCTCCGACTGGTGGGGACAGTGGCGGAGGTGACGGGGGTTTCGGTACTGATGACCTCGAAGCTGCTGGTGGGGGCTTCAGGCTTAGTGATGAGAACTTCGAGAGTCTTAGAAACAACCCCCTTGCTTTTGGCACCGAGGCTCTTGGGGCTGAACTCCCACTAGGTGCAAGCACCAGACAGGTTGCAGGCGCACTAAGTATGGTGGCTGGACCTGTAGGCATGATTGCTGGGGGTCTAGGTGGTGCTGCCTTTGAGCTTGACAACATTGCTAAAGCCAGAGCAGCACTTGAGGTTGCAAGATCGCAGGACTTAGAGGGAACTCCCGAGTTTACCGCCCTCGAAACACGTCTTAAAACTGCTGAAGAAAACTTGACTGGGCCTGCAAGACTTCTAGAAAGATTAGGTCTTGGTAGCGGTAAGAGTTATATTAATCAGTTTGAAGAGTTTACATCTACTACTCCCGCTGCCCCTGCTGCAGCAAGGACACCCACTGGTGGTGGCAGTGGCGTAACAACTACGTCAACACCCGCCCCTGAAAGAAGCTCTGTGACCTTTGCTTCAGAAGGCCCCGCCCGAGGCACTGTTCAAGGCCCTGGCCAAGCTGCAAGACCAGGATCTCGCCCTGCCCCTGAACCTGGTCGTCGTGGAGACTCTGCCGCAGATGTAGAAGCAGACGATGCTGCAAGGGTTTCTGCAGAGTCTAGAGCTTCTGCTCAAAGGGCTGCTGAACGTCAAGGCACAAGTCTTGCAACACGTGGTAGAGCCACAGGCGGTCTTGTTGCAAAACCCCCTAAAAAGAAAACTGTTGCAAAGAAAAAATAATCTGCTAGACTCTTAGCAGCATAAGGCTACCCAGGGGTATAGACCCCTGGCCCCAACATAAGGATACCATAATGGCCCA